GACCGAGATAGGTTTTAAACTTTCTCAACTTGCCAAGTTCTTCCGATAGTCCAACAATGTGCTTGCCAAAGTCATCATAGGGATTGCCGCCTTCTGCCACATGACGAGCCATTGCTCTCGCACCTGCTAAATGCCTATAAGGATATTTGAATCTCTCGCCCTCGGCAGACTCAATGTATATCCTGTCTATTGAACGAGTGCGTGAAGCAGGATCTTCTTCATTTACACCTTTTCTGTGTCGAATGTTTATTCTTGCGTTTCCAATGTTTTGATAGGAAACTCTGCTGGTTCCCCAGAGCTTGGACTCACTCATTGTTGAACTCCCTGATTTCTTAGCAAGAAACTGATAGTCTCTTCTATCAAGATTTGATTTTGTTATGTTGCGTGTGTCGAATTGAAGTAGGCGTTTTTTAGCAAATGATCGCAGTTCTCTCAAAAAATCATACCAGCCTTCTCTCACAGAATCTGGTTCGCCTTCCACAAAGTTGTTAGTATACATGACACTTACTCGGTCTTCGTCTAAGCTCACACTTACCCTGCCTAAACTTGCGCCGTTTGTTTTATAATCGAAATCATAAAAACGAGCAAGAGCAGGTTCATCAGTGACCTTGCCTTCATCTGTGCCGATTGTGACAGAAGGAAATCTTCCTCTTATTTTATTGAAAAGATCCTCTGCTATAGTGTCAAGATTCTTCATATAAGTATTTATCAGATGCCTGATATGAATATCGGCATTGGTGTTTGGTAGTCTTCCTCTCCGTGATCCACAGAAGTAAAGGTATTATACACTCGAGGATCCCAGTCTTTTAGCACATCAATCATTCGAATGCCAAGCAGCATTGCGGATATTAAATCGTCGTTGTGCCCTACCTTTGCTTGATAGGATGAGCCTGTTGCTACAAAGTTTTTTAGTTCTGACACAAATGGTTTCGAATGTATAGACATCTTGTCATTTTCTATCATGGTTTTCATTCGAGAACAGGCTGACACTTTTGTAGCATGTGTTGTGTTAAATCCTTTTCTAAACTTTCTTACATGACCTTTACGCATGGGTTCTGATATAAACAGGCCTGGAATGTTTTCTTCTCCAAAATCGTTGATGACTATAAGAGCCGCTTCTCCTATACCGTTGTTTTCTACTGACCAATATATGCCTGTGGGGTTCTTTGTTTCTTCCTCTATGTAGCGGCAGATATCTGCGAGTATGCGTATCTGTCCAGGAATAGCTGTTGTATTGTGTTGCCATTCTGCTACCTGCTTGTATGTAGGCAGTTCTATTACCTGTATCGCAGCATAGTCGCCGCCAGTTCCCATAGAAGGATCAAGTGCCACGCAGTAGGTGTGTTGAGAGTCGGGTTTTTTATACCAACGAGTCTGACCCATTTTGAGAATGGGGTCTTCTCCCTCCATTGTGGCAAGGTGTACGGAAGAAATAAGAGTCTCATCAAATACCAAGAACTCACAACCATACTCGCGTCTAAATCGTTCTTCGCCTATTCTTCCTATTTCAGCGTCGCGCCATTCTTCGTCTCTGTCAGGATGTTCTTCCCAGCTTGCTCTAAATGCGTGGAATCCGTTAATACCAACATCTGTTTCATTGCCATTTTCGTCAAAGCATTGTTCTGCCTGTTTCCATATCGTGGCAAAAGTATCTTCGTCAGAGTTTGGTGTTGATGTGATAATTGCTCTACCACCTGTAGCAAGTGTGGGAGATATCGAAGTCCAAAAGTCTTCCGCAATCGTAGGTTGGACAAACGCAAACTCATCGCAGTATAGTAAAGATATTGACATACCACGACCTGTGTTATCTGTTGTAGTTTGAGCTACTATTCTTGAGCCGTTTTCAAACTCTATTGATTGTTTGTTGTATGATACAACACCTGCTCTTATATGATCAGGGCAGAGTTCATACACATACCGCAGGCGCTGCATTATTTCCTGTGCGCCTGTGTATTTGTGAGCAGCAATAAGAATAGTTTGGTCTGCGTTAAACATAGCATACCAGGCAAGGTAGATAGCAGCACAGGTTGTCTTGCCTGTCTGTCTTGGAAGCATGTTTATGTTAAAACGATGATCATGATAAGAACGCATTAGACGCACTTGATAATCAAAAGGATCAAAGAGCATTTTGCCTTTTACAGGATGCTGTATGTAGGCAAACTTTCGAGCAAAGTAGAGATATCCGTCGTTAGGATCCATACAGCGAGCAAGTTCTTCTATCTGCTTTTCTGAGTAAGTATCTTGAGCGTGAGCTTTCTTTGTTAATACGCCATCTAATGATTTCGACATGAAAATACTTAGTCAAAAATAGCACCGAAGTGCTATTTTTGTTTAGTTTGAAGCAGGGGCTGCGGTTTGATACACCTTTGTGTCCTTGCCGTATTTAGATTTAATAGTGTTGGCTGCTTTCTGTGCTGCTCTCTCTGATCTAAATACCTTCCACGGTTTTCCGGCTATATACACAGCGTAGTTATTAGGCTCTTCGTCGCCCAGTTCAACTTCCATTTCTCTACGCTTGAATGCTGCTTTATCCGATCCGAGGTTTGCGCCTTTACCGTCGCCGTATCCTGTTCTTCCTATATCAAAACCGCTTCGATAACCTCGTCTACGACGCACTTCGTTGAGAGTTTCTTCGGGTAACACAGACAAGCCTTCTCTCAACTTGCCAATAACAGCTTCATGGACAACTGTATTTTGTCCGTGAGCAGCAAGTGATCTTCTTTCTGTAGAAAGTCTATCGATAATAGCGCCTGCTTCTTTATCGTAAAACTCTACCATCTGTTGAGGTGATTTATCGAGGAAGGGTTTTACATAGCGTTCAAACACTGGAGCAGATTCCATTGACATGTCTCGGCCTTTGTGCTTGACAGACTTGCCTTTCTTCTGTTCCTTTTTACGATCAGTTTGAACCTGTGCCTTGTTAAACTTGCCTGCGTTTTTTGCTACAGGATTGTTTTTTGGTGCAGCTTCTGCATATTCGGAGTTATTAACTTTCACACATTTATCTTTGTATGTGCCGTCTGCTTTCTGTTCTCTGCCTGCGTATCTATATCCTTTCCAGCAGGCCTTGCCATCTACACCTTTCTTTTTTTCTTCTTCTACTTCTTTATCTTTTTTTTTAGCAGTTTCTTCGACGCCTTCTTTAGGCACGCAGTTAGGCACTTCTTTTCCATTCTTCTTTTTCGTGCCTACCATTTTGTAGTTTTTCCAGCAAGGATCGTCGTCGTCTTCGGCAACATCCATATCTTCGTTGTAGTCCTTGTCTTTCACTTTCTTTTTGGCTTCTTCCTTGCTCATGCCTGAAGCAACCATTCTCGCAATCTGAACGTCAGCAAAATCTTCATCGCCGTCACCGTCCTGGTCCTGCTCGCTCATTTTCTGTTTGAGCATGGCAGATAGTTCTTCTGCGAGGCTGGTTTCCAGTGCCATTGGATTGTCACCACCGTTTGTTGGCGGATAAGATTTCTTCTGACGATTAAGACCGCCTGACAGATCTTTTGTCATTTTGTGATGATCGTCATAGCGTGCTTCTGGCTCGTTGTCCCAGCTTTCTTCTTCTACTGTCTCTTCTTCTACTGTCTCTTCTTCACCTGTTTCAATATCATCCATTACCCTTGGAGTAATCATGGCAGGTTCCTGTGGCGGCATGTCTGGCGGACCTTGATATCCTGTAGGTTCCGGCTGATCCGATCCGTTCATAAGACGAGCAAGTCTTGCTACTTCGTCCGCGGAATCACCTGACATTGTAACAGAAGCAATTTCGTCTAGCTGCTGAGGTTGGGGAACAGCATCGCCTGTGTCTTCTTTTGTAACATCATAGAATGATTCTAATATCATTTTCATGTCGCTTGTTTCTGCTTTTGAAGCTTCGTAATTACCTGTTGAAGCAGCTTCAAAGTTGTTTAAAATCTTGTTCATATCCATGTTTTAACTCCCTACTGGGCTTGTGTTGTTTGATTGATCTGTTATGTCTTGTGAGTCGCCTACAGGCCCGCCTTTTCCGGGATCTGTTTCTCTTTCCGAGCGTGCTTTTTCGAGTTCTTTAAGCAGCTCCATTACTCTGTTTCCACCTACGCTCTCTTGAGCACTTTCGCCGCCCATGTCTTCTGTGTTAAGAAGAGCTTCGTAAGGTTGGTCTTCGTCAATAGCTTCTTCTTGATATCTTTCTTGAGGTTCTGCCATGTTTCTTACAATAATATGGCTGTGCGGAATACCTGTTGTCCAATGTAGGTATTCCTGAAGAACCTGCACGGTTGTAGGATACTGAAGTTCTGCTTCGTAGTAGGTTACTTCTACATTTTGAAGTTGTGGGAAATCCAGAGGTCTTTCAGTGATTGGTGTTCTTTTTCCTGTGCTCATGTTTTGCACTGCATATTTTTGGAGCGCAGTTTCGAGAGTGTCTTCTACGCCTTCAGGCAGTTCGCCTGCAATACCAATCTTGAATTCGTATGTTTTCTTTGACTCAGTCAAATATTCTTTAAAGGTTTTCATAGCTATGTCCTATACATCTATTTATCAATGTTTTTTAGTTTTTCTATTAAACTATTGCGGTCTGACACTACATAACCTTCGCCTTGAACTACATCACCATCACCGCCTGTGGAGTCTCTATCCATTTTTTCTTTTTTAAGTTGTAGTTCGATCATTTTCAACTTCTTGTCCATTTTAGCAGTTTTTGCTTCGAGATTGGTTTTCAGCATGGTAGAGGCAACTTCGAACACTCTGCCTGAATAGCGACTTTCTACATTCATGCCTAAATCCATAAGGTCTTCATAGGCGTCCATAGCTTTTTCTGCAACTTCGTTTAGTTCTTTGTCAGCCATTTCGCCTAGACCTTTTACCGCAGGCAGTGCCGAACTTATCTTGTCAAGCTCTTCTATGTTACGCAGTTCTTTTGCGTGTTCTCTTTTTTCCTGCTTTTTTTCCTGTTCTGCTTGTTTTTTATCTTCTTCTACTATTTCTTTAGCATCAGGTAGATCAAGCATTTCTTCAAGTTTTTTAGTCATAGGTTACACCATTAAATGCTCTGTTTATATTTATCGTCTTTTGCCTTGATGGAAAATATCATTTTCTGTAACTATTCTGAACTGCATGCCTTTCTGTTTGCAGTAAGCTCGAGCTGCTTCCCACTTTGCTTGATTGACAATATAGTGGGCTTGGTTGTGTTTTGAACGGCCGAGGTTTTCTCTAAATGCTTGTGTTGAAGGTTTAACTTCTATTAGTTCTACTTTTTGCTTCCCGTCCTTGTTCGAATAGGCAATAAAAAAGTCTGGCACATATACCGTGTATTTTCCTGTGAGAGGATTTCTATAAGGAATCTTTATTGCTTCTGATGCCCATTTTTCTACAGAAGGATGCTCGTCGCAGAAACGCATAAACGCAAATTCCCAGGAACTTCTATATGTAGGTGTTTTATTTCCTACATACTTGTCAGGATTTTTTAAAGTGTATTTTCCTTGAGCAAAGCGTGGCATTAGGGAGCAATGTTTCTTACTTCTGCTTTATCGAATTGATTTCTTTTTCTATAACCAAGAGAACTGGTTTTAGGGCGAGAATAATTGAGAATTTCTGTAACAACTGCACTTAATTGAACTTCTTCTAGGCCTTTAAGAGTGTCAAGCAGCTGGTAAACATTTACATTGTCAATTTTTGACTGTTCTAATAACGCAGTGCCTGCAGCAATTGCACTTGACTTATCAAATCCTCTTTTTTCAAAAAATCCTATAACAGAATCTACCTTTGACGCAGAAAAACTTAATCTTTCCCTAAAGTATTTGTCAAAGAACTCTCTTACATCTCTGTCTGTAAAATTTTGCGGTTTGTCTTGTGGCAAATTAGTCATTAGTATTATTTCCTAATAAGTGTGCATACTATACATGCTAATTGTCTCCACCTAATAGCCTTAAACTGCCGGGCGGAGCATTTGGTGGCGGTAGAGGCTGGCCTTCGCCAATATCAGGAAGCGGTGTCGCAGGAGTAGCTATTGCTGTTGGTGCAGGCGGTCCTACAAATGCTCCAGGTGTGTCTATTCCTGGACCGCCTGCAGCAGTCGCAGATGATGCTAAACTCTCTCCTGCTTCTATTACGTCAGGCTGGCCGCCTTGACCTCTATTTTTAGGAAAGAACGTGTTAGGCAATCCGCCTAGATCTGGAGACTGTAGATCATTTAAAGCACTAGTTGCTAGATTTAGCCCTTCCTCGATCACGCCTTCTGTTGTAAGATTTTGTGCAGACTGCACAAGATTAAATCCTGCAATCGCGCCTCCGGCTAAACCAAATTCGCCACTCAAAACATCTCCTGCTCCTCCTATAATACCCAAAACGCCTTGCTGTCCGCCGCCTAGAACAGAAATAGGACTAGGAGTATTGTCGTAATGTGCAGGATCTCCAAATCCTGTAGGTTCGCCGTTATTTCCTGCTTCTACATCGCCTGCAGAATAAAGAACAGCTTCGTATCTAAGTGTAATACTGTTTCGCATGGCTGTAGAATCGTCACTGCTATCCACGCTGTCATGATTCCACTCTGTTAAAATTGGTCTAACTAAAGTATAGGTATTATAAGATCTTCGTGCAAGTTGTGATATTTCAATTTTAGTAAAAAAAGGAATCGCAGGCAGATTGTTATCCATGCCGAACTTAAATTCATTAAATCCTGGACTATAAAGCGTATCGCCTGTAAGTGTTTGGCCAACTTTTTGCGGAGGACCTATGCCTCTCGCACTAGGGGGAGCGCCACCGCCTAGCGATGTTGTGCCTGAAGCAGATATTGATCTGCCATGCGTGTCCCCAAAAGCGCCAGAATCTAATGTTTGAAAACTATCTGCGAAATAGTATTTGTAATAACTTTCTAGTAATTTTGTTGTAGCGCCTAGGTTATCGTCAAAAAAATCTATTGTAATAGGATTATATTCTATGCCAGTTTGAAAGTTTTTCTTTCGATTATACTTATTTCTTGTTTCAACCTGCGCAGAATACGTAGGAAGATCAGCACTGTATACCAAACCTCCTATCGTGTTAGAAAATTTATCTAGTCCAGGTATAAATTGTTTTGCTGGCTCCGACAGTGTAAATTGCACGTGGTAGAGAAATTTGCTTTTAGGAGCAAACTTCATCTTCTCATCTACAAACAGTCTAGAAGCGTGTTTCCAGTCTGCTAGATTGCCTTTGGGGTTAAAAACACCACTTGCAAAATTATCGAAAAAACCGTCAAATATTGCCATACTATTATTTATCGGTAGCAATTAAATGCGTATAAAATAGAAAAAGGGCCGAAGCCCTTTTTCGTAACAAGGAATAAATGTTTTTTTTTATTAAGTGCCGCCGCCTGTGATTAGGCTTCCTACTGTTCTGCCAACAGCAGTTCCAATTCCAGTATTTTCTGGAGTTTGAACAGCATTATCATAACGTATAGACAGTGTCGTAGTTACTGCTTCGTTGTTGGCATAACCAAGAGAGTTGTAATTAGCATTCTGCACAAAGCAACCATATAGCTCAAATGTTTCAAGAACGTTTGGTGTGTTTGCACCGTTGCCACCGTCTAGTATTTCAATTCTTGTTGTGAATTTGTAATCGATGCCAGATGCTGCCGAACTCATTTCAAAGAAATCAAATTGCTTCTGTAGTTGCTCACCTACAAGCTTTTGAACTCTACCATTTACGTCTTCACGTAGGTTAAGTTCGATTGGTTCCCAAGCATGACGACCTGCGAGATACACACGAGAGTTGTATGTTGGAATATCCATTTCTTCAAAACTTACCTGCGGTCTTGTAACGTCAATTACCTGTTTTGTTAATTCTGTTGTCGGTGTTGATACACCAAAGTTTTCTAGTGTTACTCTAAAACGATACTGTAGCTTAGGCATCAACAGGCCTTGTGAGGCTGCTGAATCCGAAGTATCTAGCGGAACAGTAATTTTAGAAAGTGTTGAGATAGCCATAATCTTTTACTCCTTGTCACGAGTATTTATCATTTTTTCACGAGATTTTTTTGGCCATAAAAAAAGCGGTCCGAAGACCGCTTTTTATCCGCACTATGTTTTCTTTATAGTGCGTCGATTTCGCCAGTGTTCTTCAAGCGCAGCGGAATGTATATAAATTCGACTGCTTTGACTGGTTCGATTGCAATATCTACATAAAGCTCATTCCTGTCAATTCTAGAAGGTGTGTTGTTTGACTCGTCACACACTACTAGGAAGTCAAACAGAGCTCTTTGTCCAACAAGTTCGAGTAGAAGACTTTCTGTTGCCTGCTTGATCTCGTCCCTTGTAATCTTGTCATTCTGCTCGAAGATATAAGGTTTAGCAAGCTCATTCAGCTGTCCTCTCAAGAATACAACCAGTCTTGCTACGTTGATTCTATCGAGTGCGCTTGCGCCTCTAGCACGAGTTTTCTGGCCGTAGTTTACAAGTCCTGAACCTGACAGGAATGTGATCGGGTTTACATTGTTCTCATAAAGAACGTCTCTTTGACCTTCGTTAAGAGCAATGGAATTAAACTCGCCTTCTTCGTCGACATATCCAACGGAAGTTGCGTTTGTAATTCCGCCTCTTCTTATTCCTGCTGGTGCAAACCATGGGAAAGATACCTGATCAGATAGAACAATTGTTCTAATAATCATGTGACTTGGCGGAACAATTACATTGTTGCCAAAGTTATCACTTGTAAAGCCCCATGGATAGAATATGCCAAGATATTCGTCTCTAGATACAAGACCGTTTTCGTTGTCTTCAACTGCTAGATTCTGGTTTGTTGCCCAGGTATTAAGTGCAGTAGCATTTGGCTCAAGTTTTGCAGGGGAATCACCTACAATAAATGCACTTAGATCCCTATCAAAGTTGAGAGTAATCATTTCTCCAATTAGTTCTGGATAACCAGGCGTTGCCATGAGATTGAATCCTCTCGATTCTTTATCTCTTATACTATCATTAGAGTTAACAAGTGCTTGTAGAGCTTGCACAACTACTTTGCGTTGGGCAGCAGCACCGAATGATCCTGAACCGTCTGCTTGGTTTGCAGATTCAGTTACCCAACGATGTGGATAGTATGTCTCCATTGACGGATCGTTTGGTAGTCTTGTGTTATCGCTTAAGTTGTCAATGTAGTTTCTTACAAAACGTTTTACATTGAAGCCTGAACGACGTAGATTCCAAAGAATCATGCCTCTTGGATACAAAGCAGGATCCGGAGCATCTGGATCAAGGAAATCTGATGTAAGCAGTTCGCTTATTGAATCTGGTTCAAATGAATTATCGCTTATATTACCGCCTGTTGAAGACCATCTTGCGTCAGCAAATAGAACACCGTTTTCAGATGTTTGATCTGTTGTGTCTAGCTGTATCCAACGGTTTTCTGGTCTTGTGTTAGGAAGTTCTGCTTCGTAGCGATAGATAGTTGGATATTCATCTATATCAGAAGTATCAATCCAAATATCGCCTGTTACTAGATCACCACCGTTGCTCTGTGTGCTTGGTCTTGAAGCAGATACAATAGGACCATTAGGATCAGTGCCTGTGTAAGGACCGTTTTGATATCCTACCCATGTAGTTCCGTCGTGTATCATAAGATCGACTTCGTCTACAACAGAGCTATACCAAAGTGTTCCGTCCGCTGTTAGAGTAGTAACTTCNTTTGGTGAAGGAACATAAAAAGTNTTTCCTTCNTCGTCTACTGGATTCCAAATNGAAACNTGNAGATAGTTATCTACAACATTCCAACCGTCGATGTTATAAACATTATCTACAGCAGTTGTAAAGCCGAGATCGGATAGAACGCTTTCACCGTCTGGTGCCTGTAACTGGATTTCACCGCCTGTTGCGTGACGTAGAGTGACTCTGTTTGCGGAATCAACAGAAGCAGTTAGACCTGTAATACCAAGAGCATTTATAGCACCTGCAAAATCATCTGCATCAGTTGTTGCATCTACAGAAACCGTGCCGTGTATGTAACCTTCTTGACCAGGCTGTGTTGCTCTAACCGTAATTGTAAAGCTTGCGCTTGGTGTAACAAATGCAGCACCCGTTGCTGTAGTAGGAGCAATTCCGTCTCTCTTGTACAACTTGAATGTTGCAAGAGAAAGAGGATCTGCTGCTACGTTTGTTTTTACAAAAACAGCACCGTTAGGAATATTAGCGCCGCCGCCGATGATATCAAGATTATAGATAGCATCTGCGTTGTCGTCAAAGAGAGGTGCTTCAATGTCTTCCCAAAGCTGTGTTTGAGAATTATAAACTTTCATTCTCCAGCGAGCGCCGCCACCTGGCTCTGTGGTTTTAAGCCATACAGACCCAGTTGGTCTGGCACTAGTGCCTTCTGGAATGTTTGAATCTAAATCAGCAGCATCTGTTGTTTTGAATCTAGGAACTTCTGTGTGCGCAGAAATTTGTAGATTCGGTGGATAATAAGTCGAAGTTCCCGTAGGAAGGCCAAGTTCTCCGTCTGGGTTGTTAATAACTATAGGACCGCCTAGAGTAGAATCTAACGCGCCGCTGCTAGTTCCGTCGCTGAATATTTCTATACGATCGTCGTCTGTAACAATAAATGTTAAACCGTCAATTTGTAATGTATTATTAAGATAATTTTGTAGATCATTTGCTGTAGTAGCTGATGTATCTATCAGTGTTCCATTTATTTCAAGATTTGTACCAGTAGTAGAGTATACAGTCTCATCGCCTGATACAGGAAGATCTCCGCCGCGCAATGTTGGCCAACTTGCAATCCACTGATCGCTACCTACTAGAACCCAATCACCTGGTTGAACGCCTGCTTCTGTATTACCAGCAGATTTAAAATATAGTTCTGCTACAGAAGTGTCAAATACTACAGCATAGTCTCCTACTGCACCGATAGATTTTCTAGGAGCACCTGAATCTGTAATATCGTTGGCTTCTGTGATAGCAATAGGAGTTTTTGCTACAAAAGATTGTCCGTTTGGTTCGCTCAAAGGAGCACCGTTCCATTCAAATACTCCGTAAGCAGTAGCGTCTGTGTCTAACCAATAAGTGCCGTTAAGTGGTTCAGCAGCTGGTGCATCGATGGAAGGTTCGAGTTGATTTAGATCTATGTCTGCTCTTGTAACCCATGCTCTGTTCGTAACACCTAGCACAGAGTATGCTGCTTGAAGACCATACTCGTTAAGTTCGCCTGCGTTAATAGGATTGTTATTGTTATCTGTTTGAAAGACGGGATCGCCGAATGTGTCTGCGAGATCTCTCTGTGATGTAAGCAAGAAAGGAACGCCGGCATTTGCTTTTGTAGTGCCTCTTGCGGTTCCTGTTCCTGAAGAATTCTGTTTGTTTTCTGCAGAAACAACAAAGAACATAGGAATTGTTCCTGCGGTTGCTGGGGTGTAGAAACTTTCGTCGATTACGGAAACTTCTACTCCTGGTGATACTA